ATATACAGCAATATTCCTTTTTAAGATTTTTTATACCCCTCGTCATTATTTTTTCTCTCTTATGTAGTCTTTAATACCTTTCCTGTACTCTACCCCCTCAGCAGCTGACTTCTTAGCATGACAGCTATTACATAACGTCTGGAGATTAGATTCATCTATTCTATTACCACCCAATGATATTGGTTTAATGTGGTCAACACATTGTCCAGCAGTTGTTCTATTCTCTCTGCTGCATTGTTCACATAATGGATTGGATTTTATATAATAACGTCTAAGCATTCTCCATTGTTTAGATTGATAGAACTGTGAATTATCATGCTGTGGCGTTCTTCTCTCTTTCTTTGGCATCCATGACCTTCTTTTTCCTTTTGGTAGTGTAGGCATTATAATAAGTCTTTTGCGTTATCAATTAGTAACTCTCCATCTTCCCATTGCTGCTCGTCTACTATTTCAGCAAACATATCTAATATGTAACCCTTATCTCTGCCAGTTGCTATAGCATAACCAATAACACTCATCATTAGCATATTGTCATTGTATTCATCATCATACTGTTTACCATGTTCTTTAGCAATCTTTTTTAATGCTTCCATTGATTGCTTTAAAACTATTACTGATGCCGCTTTTATAAATGTATTCTCCATTTTATTCTGTTATTAAAAAATAATATTCTGTATCTACTTCTAATATATACTCCATGTTATTTGGATAATCCAATAATCTATCTCTTTCTTTACTTTCCCATATTGTATGGCATCCTTTTCTACCATCAGTATCTAAACAATGATATGTAATATTTCTTTTGTCTGTAACTAAATCTGCTCTCCTACTTCTTGGTATTATATGTGAATGGCTTAAAGGGATATCACTTCTTCCACATCCAGTACAGTAATGTCCACGTTCTTCAGCAATCTCCTTATAGACTTTCTTTAATTCTTTATTAACAGCACTTTGTTTCTTACTTACTGGTTTCATTTGTTTTTGTTTCACTCATTTCCAAATAATTATCTATTACTTTCATAATCTCGTCTATTCCTTTACATATCTCAGCACGGTAACCTCTTTCTTTTAAATCAGCTATCCATTCTTTTTGAGCAGCTGTCGCTCTTCCCTTTAATGTTTTTAATTCAATAAACAATCCAAAATAACCGCCTCTGGCTTCTGTAATTTGCAAATCTGGGAATCCTCTGACATATCCTGTTTGCTTTGCTTTTAATGCTTGTGTTGGCCCTGTATAGATTCCTCCCAAACTTGCACAATATCTTATCTTAGGATATTTTAATTTAATATACTTTATAACTGATGCTTGTAGTTTATGCTCAGTCATTAGTTGGTAAGTTAATGTTAAATGTACTGTTGCTCCAGTATAGCAATTCATTCATAAATAAACTGAACTCCTTTGAGGTTAGTGTTGTTGTGCTTTTAATTATTTCTTGCTCGACCCCATCCTCATCAATAACATTTCGTTTTAAAAATTTATATTTTATAAGTGTATGCATTTCTTCTTTTGTGTAGCCTATTTCTTTTGCCATTATATCAACCCATTTCCAATATAAACTGTTCTGCTCTCTTGACCTGTTAGAACTTCTTTCTCTTATCCTTATCTCAACCTCCTTACCTTCAAATTCAATTAAACTATCATCAAACTTTCGTTTGTTATTTAATTTTAGTTTCCCTTCCTTTACTGTGCCAAATACCTTCATGAATTCCTAAAAACATAACCCATATTAATGCTAACAATAAAAATGGCAGCAGTATGGTTGTAATTAATAATTTAAATAATTCTGCTATGGCGTAAAGTAAATAATTAGTTTTGAACATTTGTTATCTATTTTTATTTTTTATTTTATCCAATTCAAACTCTAAATGATTAATTGCTTTTTGTATGCAATTGATTGGATTATCATGCTTTCTTGAGCAGCGTAATATGTAGCTGGTGGCTGTGCCTAAATTATAACTCAAATCATAATCCTCAATTACTTTTCTTGCTTCATATCCATACACAGAGCCAATATAATAGTTTGGCGTTTTAACTTCGCTGTAGTCAATTCCTAACTCTTCTTTTGACTTAAACATCTTTGGATTTATTTTACCACCTTCCCATTTTTTATCTTTGTCATTTATAACTTCATCTTGCCAATCTGGACTCCATCCATTGCGGCCTTTTTCCCAATAATATTTACTATGTTTAGTCATGATGTTTTATTCTTTCTTTAACGATTTTATTTATTGTATTATGTGTAATATTATATTTCTTTAATATATCTTTCACTATCATTGTTTTCAAGCAGTTAAAAACGTTTTTCTTTTTTGTCCTACTCATATCTTTAAACTGCAATCTTTCTTTTCGTTTTTTCATTTTTCGTTGTTTTTATATTCTTCATAACAATCTTCGCAAGTATTTGTGTTTTCTTCAAAATATGTGTTTTCTTCTTTTATTCCACAAATATCACAGCTTCTGGTTGGGCCGTCATAGTTAATGGGATTATTTGAATCGTCAGCTATATGTTTATCCATTTAATTTCTTTTTATATTCAATTAATAATTTTGGTTGTTTTTTCATTATGTCCATGATTGGCTTTTGTATTACATGACTGTTACCTAATTCAAAATGATGCCAGCCTTCCCATACTTCTCTTTTAATAGTATTTAGCCACTTGCACCATGTTGCAGCACTTAATACAAATAATTCTGTGTCTCTTGGCCCTTTGTAGAACGCTAACTCAACTGCTTGCATTGGTAATGTTGAATATTTATATTTTAAATCTTTTGCCAAACTTCTTGCTAACATAACTTTATGCTCAGCATCATTATCCTTTTGTCCTAAATCCGCTAAACATTGTGTTATTATGCCAACGCATTTTAATTCTAAATCGTTTTGTTTTATTTCACTGATTTCCATTTTAAAAAATAGTTAATTGTTGTTGATGTCTTTTTAATCTTTTACAAGCAGCATCAAAATATTCTTTATCTAATTCGTAACCCTCTAAATCATATCCTAAGTTATGACAAGCGATAGCAATTGAGCCACTTCCTAAATGTGTATCTAAAATCTTATATCCTTTTTCTGCATAATTCATTAAAAGCCATTCATATAATTTAATTGGCTTTTCAGTTGGATGTATTCTTTTTTGTTTGTTTTTCATATTTTCTTGCAGCATACCATTCCATCTCCACTTAAATTTTCTAACAGCTGTTTTAAAACTTGCATAAGCTAATTCACAATCTGCAAAAGCTCCAGTATTGTCTTTATCCCAAACAATCCAGCAGCTGCTGTTTGCATTAGGTATATTTTCAATAAAATGATTCGCACCCCAAATAATTTGATTTTTACTAACTCTTTTTAATTGTTTAAAATAATCTTTATTTGGAGATTTACTATCCCAATCTTTAAGTTTATAATCAGTAACATTACATAAAGAAGCACTATATCTTTTTTTAGACACATTAATTCCATATGGTGGGTCAACTATTGCTAAGTCAAATTTATTATCATTCATTTCTTTCAATGCTTTTAAGCAATCCATGTTGTGTAAATTAATTCCCATTCTGAATATTTTTAAGTATGTTTAAAGCAGATGCATGGCTTGACAATCTTGCGGCAACTTTTGATTGTGTTTTTTCTGCTCTTGATTCCCAACCTCTACACGCTGATTTCCAACATTTCATTTTGTTGCGGCCTACCTTCCAACCATTAGACTCATAGTAATTATAAAATCTGTTAGCATCGATTATATTTCCTCGTTCTTCAATATATAATTTAACTTCATCAATTGATGGTTTTTTAAAACGAGCCTTAGTAGTTATATTATTATTTGTATTATTAGTTATTGTATTATTCTCTTTATCATTTTCTAAATACCCCCCTTTAGAATATTTAATACTATTTTTCGAATCATTATATACCCTGTTTAATTTATTAAACACCCTTATGATTCTCTTTTTAATAACTTTATCCTCTCTTATAAATTCAATACTTATTAAATTCTTTTTTTCTAAAGAACTTATTACTTGACTGCATCTACCTTTAGAGATATTAAAAAAATCAGCAAAGTATTTGTTGGATGCCCAGCACCCATTATTATCTAATGAATCAATCTCAACTAAAAATAATTTTTCTATTATCTTTAAATCTTTATTCAACCAAACTTCTTTTGGTATCCAAATACCTTTAAAATCACGCTCCATCATTCAAATAAACTTGTTTGACCAGTACCTCCAAAAAATATTGTTTGTCGCTCTAAAGCGTTTAAAACGTCAACCTGAGCCTTTATTCTTTGTTTTAAAGAAATAATATAATCTTCCAACTCATTTATGTTGGTTGCTACAAAATAACCTTTTGATGATGAGCATAGTGCTGGAATTAAATTATTAATTCTAATATAATTAATCATTTTTCTTAGCCTAACTCCGCTAATGTTTAATGCTTTGCATATAACCGCTCCTGTGACCGCCATATCTTTGCCATGTTTGACTTTTAAACCTTTTACGACTATTTGTACCATATTAAGCTCATCATCGCTTAAATCGGCTGTAATGGCCTCAAAACCTTTTATCATTGTTTTTTGTTTTTATTAATAAATTTTATAGCTTGTTTTTTAGTTTCAAAAAATATTCCAGAATCTTTAAAGCTGTTTTTGTCTGTGTTAGTAATTACAACCCAGTTATATTGAGCAGCTGCATCTTGCCCCATATTATAACCAAACCTTCCAAACACAGCTTGTCCGCTTCTATTATCTAAGATTAACACTTGACAATTTTTGTACTCTAATATTGTTTTGCTTTCTAATCGATTGTAATTGTCTAAACTCTTTTACAATAGTATCAATTTGTAAATCAGTTATATGCTCTTTTAAATATACAAACTCAATTAGTTGATTTATATTTTTTAGTTCTTTAATTTGTTCATTTACTGTTTTCATTTTGTTAAGTTTTTTAGTGGGGGGTTGCCCCCCCTGTTATTATTATAGTTGATTAAAGTCCGATTGAAATTTAGTTTTGTTACCCATATCTAAGAAGAAATCAATCATATCTTGTAAGTGTAATCTTGCGTCTAATTGTCCATAAGGCTTGCCTAAAAAAGATATTGAATTTAATATAAAATCAACTTGTCCATCAGTAAATCTATATCCTTTTTTTGTTAAACCTTCTCTTAATATTCTGTCTGGCGATGTTCCTTTGTAATTCATGTCTTTAGTTTTTATGGGGGGTTGCCCCCCCTGTTATTATTATTTGTTTAGTAATTCGTTTGTTAATCTGTCTAAGTGAGACTCAAAACAAGATGTCTGAGAGTCAGTACCTTTAAAAAATTCATGTCTTCCGTTGTCTCCAGATAAAACGATTCTGTCAAACTCTACATCTACTGAGCCACCTTCTGAAAAGCAGATGTCATTAAGGATTTCTGTTAACCAAACCGACTTAACTGCTTGATTTTCAATTGCTTGTGCGATTTCTTGTGCTAAATTTGTCATTTTTTTGTGTTTTTAATTAATAATTATACTGCAAATATACAATGTTTTTCCACATATGTGCAAAATATTAGAAAAATATTTAAAATTTTTTTTTCTAACCATGTAAATCCATTAAAAAAACTTTTTTTTTAGCTAAAATTTGCCTGATTTTCGTTCAATTTTTGATTTTAAAAAGTTAAAAAAAGGCGTTTTTTTGCGCAGCTGCTGAAAAAAGTTGATTTTTTAGCCTTTAAAATGGCATATTATTACCATCATTTTGTGCCACCTCTATTTGCCATGCATCAATTGAATGAAAATATTTGCCTTTCCACTCTCTTGAATATACATTAACATCAACTTCTAAATCTTGTCCTACCTTAAACTGTTTTAATCCATTTACTTTGTCTGCTCCAAATACACTGATGCAAACTTCTGGGTTGTATTCTGACCCTGTGTCAATAACAAACTCTTGTTTAATCCAATCTTTACCAGCTTTTGATATTCCTTTTTGTTCCTCCAATACTTTCAATAATTTTCCTTTTAATTTCATTTTCTTAATTTATTTAATTCAACTTTAATTTGTTCCAACTCTCTTTTTTTAATTTCATATTCAGCACCATATAAACTGTATGAACTCATCTCCTCCAATAATATTTGGAATTTATGTTTAATATCATAGCTTTCATCCAGTTGCTTGTTTAGTTGTCTAACATGATAAATAGATGTACTATGGTTTATACCATGCACATACTTTTTCATTTGACTGTGGTTAATTTCCACAAAGTTATAAAGGTAATAAATAAAGAATCTTTTTGCCATTATTACAGCATCAATTCTACAATCATTTCCTTTTACTAAATTTTGGTCTACATTCCATAGGTTGGCACTTAATCTTAATGCCTCTTTAATTGCTTTTTTCATATCGTTATATTTGTTATATTAGGTTTTGTTAATCTCTTATCGCACATTATAGGGCATTTGCGACAAGTTGAATAGTTGTTTATAGGTTTTGGGTAAAAGTCTCTTAAATCGCTTCTAAATGTGTTTAGCAGCATTCTATAGTCATCTAATGCACTTGATGTAATATCTACAAAAATAAATTTACACCATCCGCTCTTGCCAAAAACTAAATAAAAGAACGGTAAATAAACTCCCTCCATTAGATAATACATTTCTACATAATGTAAGGCTTGGCGAAAGTCTTTATATTCTAAATCCTCCCACGCATACGGATTCCATTTGCAGCTTTCATCTTCACGAACTCCAGTATATTTTAAATCCATTATTGCCAACTCTCCTTTGTATTTAACTAATGCATCTGGATGTCCTGATAAATCTTCAACTTCCCAATGCGGCTGCACATCAATCAACTCAATTTCTAAATCTTGCATTGTCTTTTTAGATTGAGCAGCTAATTTTAATAAATCTGTTTCACGTTTTAAAGGCTTGCCAGTTTTACCTTTTGGAATCTCGTAAACTTCGCCACCTCTTGACATACCAATAACTTGCTGCTCAAAAACTAAACCATCCAACATAGCCGCAGTAGGTTGGGAACGATAACCATTAACATAAGTTTCCTCCCATTTAATTTGGCACACCTCATCATCGTAAAAATCTCTTAATGCTGATTGACTTATTTTAAAACTCATTTCTTAAATTTATTTAAAGATTCGTTTGGTTGGTGCTGCATTTCATCTTCGCCATAAAATCCTGTAAATTTCATCGTTTTAATTATGCATCTTGCCAATGCTCTTTTTTCAGCTATTTCAACTAAAAAATGTTGGCGGCAGTTGTTTATCGACGCACTTCCAAAAGTCTCTATAATAGGCACAAACTCATCAGCAACGGAATCAAATCTCATACTGACCGCTTTTAATACTACGTTCTCCAAATCGCAAACAATGACCTCAAATCCGACTTTTATATTGTTTTGATTTTGGATTTTTTCCACGCCATTTCTTGTGATTATTACAAACCCTCTTTTGTCTTTATAGACATCATCTGGCGTAAGATTGTGCAGCTTGTAAAAATTTCTTAATTCTGTTTTGTTCATTTTATTTTCTTAAATAATTCATAAATTTATGCATGGCATTTTGCCACTCATTTTTTGTAACTCTTTTGTTGGATGCGTCGAGGCAAATATCTATAAACGTTGGCTTGTATTCAAACGTATCAATATTTAGTCTGTCGCACAATATACGGCCCTCTGCGTTACGAACTCTATAAAAGTGATATTCTCCCCACTGAGTATAAACAGGCAAGTCTGAGGCGTCTATTGTTTTAATAATAGTTTCTCTATATTGTAATTTCATAGCCCTGTGCCTTTGATTAAATAAAGTATTATCCATACACTCCATATTGCTATATTTAGCCCAATTGCCAGCAGTATAAATTCTCCGATTGATTTTAGTAGTTTCATTTTGTTAGGTTTTTAGTGAGGGCTTTTACACCCCCTGTTATTATTTAGCTACAGATAATGTAACAGTATTCTCTGCGTTTTCTCCACAATAAAATTTTGTTGTTTTATGAAAGTCTAACTCGCACATCATAAATTCTCTTTCCTCTTCGCTTATTTTAGTGTTATAGCATTTTTCTAACACATTAAAAAATGCTCTTGGATTATTATATGTCATTGTGTAAGTAGTTGACTTATCTATAGTGTCTGTTATTTTTGCTGTCATGTCTTTAGTTTTTAGTAGGTTAATTTTATATGTTAGTTGTTATTCTTAAATTGTTTTTTTCTGCATATTGTAATGCTTCTCTTTTACTGTTAGTGTACTTTATAGTGTCCCAAGTTAATTTGTTATAGATAGTAAAATATACTTTTTCTCCTATGTACTCTTTGATTATAATTGCTTTTGTTGTCATGTCTTTAGTTTTTTAGTGGGGGTTTTTACACCCCCTGATTATTAATTATTATGCTAAGCAGTCTCCGAAATTATACCCTACAACATCTTGAGATGTCATTCTAAAACCATCCTCATCTCTTTCAGTGAATAACCCTTCGAATTCCATTCTTAGTTTTTGCATCTTAACAGAATTACATTTAGTAGTGTAAGAAGCCTTAGAACCATTATTTAGGTAGTTATGAACTTTATCTAATATAGCCTCTATCTCTGTTGATGTTTTTTGTCCGAATTGATTAGTGTAGATTTTCATGTTTTTTGTTTTTTAGTTAATTATTATGGTACAAATATACAGCTTTTCCACAGTTGTGCAAAATAAATCAAAGAAATTTTAAAAAAAATTAAAAAAAAATGCATTCTAACCATGTAAACTGCTCAAAAAAAAATTAAAAAAACTTATTTTTTAGCCGAAAATTAGCTGTTTTTGAGTCTTTTTTGAGGTAAGAAAAATTGAAAAATGGCGTTTTTTTGGCGTATTAAAAGAAAAACCGCACAAAATGGCGGCTTATCTTAACTAAAAACTTGACTACAAAAATTCAGGGGCAAACCTAAATAATAGTTTTGAACATTATAATCTAAACTTATATTTTTTTTCAGCTGTAAAATTTTATAAAGGCATTAAAAGGTTAATAGGTAAAGTGCCATTATTTAAAATAACCGCACATCCTATTGCTGGCTTTTTACCAGCTTTAGCATAGTTAAAACTTAGATTGGTAAAATTAATGCCCGTACCGACCTGAGTGCCAAATACTCTAAAGTTTCTACCTACATAATGCTCTGTATAGCATTGAGTATGCAAATGACCCTGTACTGTATTCATCATATCAGCACGACATTTTGTTCTTGCTGTACCACCTTCGCCATGAACATACTGTACATCATCTTGTACATATCTTTCTAAAAACTCCCAATTTGGAGTGCCTAATACTTCGCTATAAGATTTTAACCAAGCTGATGGAATACCACCAGACATAGCTTTTCTTGCGGCCATTCTATCATGATTGCCTATTATAACTTTTGTGCCTATTTCGTTAAACTCTTTATACCACCTTTGGACTCTTTCTATAGCATAATTTAACTCATCACCAGCAGAAGGTAAGTCTGGATTTTGCTCATGGTACGAATATCCAGCGGAATCGAGTAGGTCTCCTATAAACAAAATTTGATTGCAATTATAGATATTATATTGCTCAATAACCCATGGCAAATATTCTTCTAAATCCCATGGACAATGCAAATCTCCAACGACCATAACGTTCCTTATATTTTTACTTCTGTGGGCAAGTAATAAATCATATTCACTTTGTGATAATCTTGGCCTGTACTCTTTTGTTTTTTTCAATTATCTTTTTATTTTTTCATAAGAACGCCCCCCAAAATAAGCACCAATTGTAGTCATTAAAACTATCTTTAATAAATCAACCCACTCCTCATCAACATGAAAATCAACAACACCCCCATCAATAAATATCATTAATACAGTTGATACAACTAAAAATATTAATGTCAATGGCCGCACGTTTTTACTGAGCCATGAGTCTGACTTCATGTCTGCTTGCCATCGTTCTGTAACTTCCTGTTGCATCTTAGCCTCAAAATCAAAAATCATCTGCTCGACTTTTTGTTTTGCCACCAATCTTTCTTCATCTGTTGTAACTAAGTCATCAACTACATCTCCAACTTCTTTTACTAAGTCAGTTGCCCCAGCACTAAATATTTTATTCCAGATTCCCATTTTATTGCTTTCTTATATGTTCTAAAATTAAATCAATTTTTTTCTTTACTTCTTGCATATTATCAGCAGCTCTCTCATGATGTCTGGAGAACTGGTTTTTTACTTCATATAGACTAAATACTAAAAACCTATATAATGCATACAACGCCCCTAAAAGTAGAATTAAGGGCAATCCATACCCTTCTATTAATTCTAATATTTCCTCCATTATTTCTTACAAGTTTTATCACAATAATTAATACAAACCATTCCCAATGTTAAAACCTTAATTAACTTACACATAAATTTTTTCATAACTTTTATTTTTTATTACAACTAATTATTTTTGCTAACTCTTTTTCTACTTCAATAATTCTATCCTCGTTCTCGTTTATTATTTTAATCTTTTTTTCTAACCTCTGCTCCAGCACTTTAATATCTTCTCCTAACTGCTCAATTTGACTGTAAGCTATTCCCATTGTGAAAATGATACCGATTATCCAAATTATATTTCCAATGCTAAATGTAAAATTTTTATTCATAATTTAATTTTTTAATAACCCCAAAAACATGGAGATACTTTTTCTTGGTCATAATCAACATGGACAAATTTAGAGTCAAAATTTAATCCAAATCTTTCAAATCCAGCGGCAACTAAACCCGCTATTATAAAAGCTAAATTTTTTCCATCAGTAAATTTTATGTCTGCTGCGATACCTTTAATATGTGAACTTGTTGGATTTTTTTTAGACAATGGATGTTGTGGACAACGATACCCACTATTGATTTTAAAAGGCACTCCAGCATACCTTCTCGCCTCATCCATCATCTCCAAAAATTCGCCATCAATTTGGTTAGTTTTGCAGCCACATTTGCACTGAAATTCTTGTTTTTTAAAATATTGTAATGTCATCTTATTTCGTATTTTAAGCCATTCTAAGCGACTTTTGATGCTTTCAGGTATGTTAGTATTAAAAATTGGAGAACGTCGATTTACTACCGATGGACTATAACTTTTAAAATATTATGTTAAATTTCATTTTCATACCAAATTGCATACATTTTAACCCCTTTTTTTATAGGCAATAAAACCTCTTTTTTAACTTTTAAATCTTCATTTTCTCCCCTCAAATATTTGGGATTTTTACTTCCCAATTTTCTTTTTTTTGCCATCTCTTTGCTTTTTATGATGCCACCATTTGTCAATTGTGTAAATTATTGTAATGACTAATAATATAATTTTTAGACCTAATTCTAAATTGGTAAATGTGGTTACACTTAAAATTGAGCCGTTGACAACTGCTGTCTCTCCAATTTCTTTCACTGTGTTTTTTATAGCCATTTTATGCTTTTGTTATCGTTACCTTACCGCCCCAAATTCTATGATTTGAATTTGTAAGTCTAACTAATATTAATAAATAATTTGTTGCTGTGGCTGTAACTGCACTTGTCAATGTTATTTCAGTATTCATTACACCAGTACCTCCAGCTAAATCTGTTGCGGTTGTTAAATCGGTATTTGCATTTATGTTCATCTCATAAACCTCTACACTTTTTGGATTCGTTCCATATATATCTACCTTAGTTGCTTTTTTATTATATGGTATTGTTACAAATGCCAAAACTTCATTGGTTGGGTCGGCCACCATTAATCCAGTTGTAGCAGCATCTTTAAACTGAGCGGGAAAATCAGCATCATCGTTAACCATAAAATCTTTTCCTAATACTTTGATATAGTCTGTATCAACACCATCAATTTTTCCTGTTGAATCTAATGGGCCTAATGTTGTAGCGGTAACTGCCAACCCTCCAACTGTTCCTTTTGTTTTTCTTTGATACTGCTCAAACATATCTACCGGACTAAATGTAACCAGTGCACCAGGTAAAATTACATCATTTCCAAAATCAAAAGATGTTATGTTTATTCTCGTATCTGTTGCGGCAACATCTCCACTAACAGTTAAACCATACGTCCCGCCTTTCGGATTGTTTAAATATATTGTGTCTCCACTTTTTATCATAGCAACTCCAATTGCTGCAATTTCAATAAAAGTTGTTACACCAGTTGCGTAAACACTTGTTTTAGTAAAAACAGATGCTCGACATAGCATATCAGATGTTTTGACTCTTTGCATTATAAAGCGTTTATATGGTTATCATCTTCCATAGGGCCATAAGGACTCCATGTATTTGTTGTAGTTGCAGTAGTAGTAGGAGTCTCATCTTTTATAGACCAACCCTCATAATCCCACTCATCCAATAAAAGAGAAAAACCTCCACGTTTAAAGACATAAATATTAATATCTCCAGTTATACTTTCTCTTAATATACCAACTGGATTAACATAGTTTGGAACAGTAGCTGTTCCATCGTTATCATCTCTTCCTGTTTCGCTAATCATTAATCGAGCATTCATTATTTGAATGTTAGATGCTTGCCCTCTTATGTATTCCTCCATTAAAAGTCTTGTTATCGTTTCTGTTCCAGATAAAGTACCTACACCCCATTGACCACCAAAAGCAGTTGCAACCCATGCTGAGCCTGTATAAACTTCCAAACTACCACTATCCATTAAACTTTGCGTATCTCCATACATCATTTCTCCAAAATCAAAATTTGCAGAATTAGATAAGGCTGTTTCTATTTCTATTGTTTGTCCAGCAATATTTAAACCACTTGACGCATTCAATAATAAAAACTGACCTAAAAACGCTTGCCCTGTTAACTGTGAAGGAATGTTGGCAAATGATATGTTGAACGTAGTAGGGTCGTATAAAAAACCAGCTGCTGACGGGCCAGATGACCAAATCCAAAGAGATGAATCTCCACTACCAAAATCAGATACTGGATTTAATGATAATTCAAAATCCCATGCTCCAGTAAATGATGAGTCTGTTGGGATAGTTTCATCAAAAACAATGTATTGTTGTGTTGCTCCCGGCGTTAATAACGCTTCTCCTTTTAATCTTTTATCATTTGGTTGAGACATAGGAACAGACGTAATCCATGTATAAGTACCCTGATAATATTCTAAATATTTTGTTGTTGTACCATTTGTTGCTTTTAAAAAAAATCTAAAATGTAAAGTTATATCAGTATTACTTGGAGTTGCTCCCATTGTAATATTTAAAGGTATAGTCAAACTTAAATTATCAGCATTATAAGCATCAACAATTGTCTGTTGTTGAAAAGGAGATGTTATCGTTGTACCATCAAAAGTTGGGAATCCAGCATAATAATTTTCTCCACCTCCAGTTAAAAACTGGGATGTCACAGATTTTAAACGAGGATAAAACTGATACTTTGTGCCTGTTAATTTTTGAATACCCTTTGGAGATGGGCTGTTTTCCCCGACCAGTAATTCATATCTTGCATTATCTAATGTACCTAAGTAAGCATAATTACCTAATGGACTTCCATTAGAAAACACATAAGACCTTGTATTTACATTGTCTGGTGCTGCATTAGTACCGCTCTCTGCTGTAATATATTCTGGTATTTGTATAATCCAAAAAATATTATTCCAATAAACCAATCGACAATGCCATCCTCTTAATAATTTTTTTAAAACATCATAAGAGTTTTGAACTTTATAATTACCATTATCATCTTTTTCATAACTCCAACGTACCTTACATTTTGTCAAATACATTGGGTCGTTTGCTTGTGAAATAGTTGTATGACTATAATTATACCAATTGACAGATGTTCTGTATTCTGGATTTGAATACAATCCTTCTGCTGTTGTTGCTGTTCCTATCTTTAAAAATATACGATTAAACCATGCTGTGAATCTTCTTTTGCCACTATACACGTCATCAATACCATAAGGCTTTGTTGCTCCATCTTCAACAAAATCAGCATCTTTTAATAATGAAATTCCATCGGTTGCAGTTAGCACAGTTTCAAATGGATAATATAAATCTTGTTTTGCAGATAAATCCATTAATAAAAAACCACTCCATAAAGCATCTGTATTAGCAGCAGTTGATTTATATAAATGAACATAAACATCTCTCTCTGCAAATGTGTCTCTCATGTCATCTATAAACGTTTGTTCTGTGGCGTTTGAAACAATAAAAGGTATCTCCATTTGAGATGCTAAAATTGGATTCTCTCTATCTTCTGAATCAGTATCGTATGAGATAACTGGGCCTCCAGAGCCTAAAGATATTTCCGTTGCTGAGCCAACAAAGTCTTTAACAAAAAACTCCATGTAATAATCCCAACCATTGTAACTCTTAAAAGAGGTATAAAATTTCTTTGCGTATGCCATTAAATTGCTCTGTTTCTTTGACTGTTTGTTTTACTATTACTTAACCAAATGTCATTACCACTAATCCTTCCCTCTACTTGCACATTTTGGACTCCACTACCCATCATGCCTTTTAATTTATTTAACGGCGCTATAACCTCTGGATTGCCGCTACCAGCACCAGGATACTCTCCCATTAATCCGACAGTTGGGCCGCTTACAATACCTCCAGATGCGAATGCTGGTATTAAACTGTTAAAAGCAGTTTTTGCTAATCCACTTGCAAGCCCAGCTACAACGGGTATTAATAATGGATTTGGAGAACTTGCCATCGCTTTTGATACTGCAGCTGCCACACCCTGAGAAATCAAACCGCTTATGACTTCTCTAATAGAATTTTTAACCTTCTCTCCATACTCAGCAAAACTGGATGCACCCTGACTTAAACTTTGTCCAGTAGCTTCGGCATACTCTTGCATTGAATCTTTTGTAAGTCCAAATTTTTCTTGTAATGTATCCAGTAAAGTTGTTGTTTTTTCTAATTCTGTATTTCCTAAAGCAATTTCCCCCATTGGTAGTTTACTCATATCAGGGCCAGAGCCAGCTCTTGGTAATAGTTGCATATCCTCCCCTCCATTGTTAGTTGCTCCACCGCCTCCACTTCCGCCACCTAAACCTAATGGATTATTTAGAATCCCTAAAGATTTAGCAACATCTTTTGCTTGATTTTTTATAGCCTCGCCAAAAGTAGTAAACTCATGCTCATACTCTTTTGATTCTTTTTTAAAATCTCTAATTGTATCCCCTAAACCTAATGCCTTTGCAAGTGGGCCACCTAAAATCTCTACTAAATCAGCAACCGCTTCAGCTATCGCATTACGCCACCATGACCAATCGCTTAACCTTTCTTTAAATGCTTCCCAGTTTTCTCTCACATAAGCAAATGCGGCAACTATACTTGCAATTGCAGCAACTGTCAATCCGATTGGACTTATTAAAGCAGAAAATGCAATTGTCAAACTACCCATTAATGATATTGCTGGGCCTAATGCGGCCACAAATAAACCTATTGAAACAGCAATTGTTTTTGTATTCTCATTCAAACCACTCCATGTTGCTAATGAATTTTGAATAAAATTAAGTAGCTTTTGAAAGACTGGTATTAACATTTCTCCTAAACTTATTGCAACTCCTTCTGCTTGTGATTTTAATTTTCGTAACGCCCCAGCAACCCCACTATCCATTATGTCGGCCATTGCTTTTGCCTCGCCTGTTGAGTCTACAAAATCAGCTGTTAGGTTTTTTATTTCCGTTCCACTTTGTGCTAATATGGTTGCAACATTTGCCCCTCTTTTACCAAACATTTCCATTGAGACAGCCAATGGTTCTGTGGAATTGTTTATTTGATTCATTGCGTCCTCAAAAGTCATCCCCTCTTTTGCTAAATCTAAAAAGATATTTCTTAATGCAGTACCAGCAGTCGATGCCTCCACACCATTATTAACTAACACACCTAATGTTGCGGTTGTTTCTTGTAAAGTTGCTCCAGCTTGTTTTGCAACTGGGGCAACAGATGCCATTGCTGTTTCAAATTTATTCATGTCCAACGCAGTAGAACTAAATGAGTCAGCCATTACATCAGCAATCATTGTCATATCTTCTGCTTCTAAACCAAATGCATTCATTGTTTTTGCAGCAACTGTTGCGGCTTGTCCTAAATCAGAATCGGTCGCTTGTGCTAATGCTAATATTGACTCTGTGGACTTATTTATTTCTTGTGGGGTAAGACCTAATTTAGATAAATTTAATTGTAATTCTGCAACCTGAGATGCTGTAAACATTGTTGTTGACCCCAACCTTTTTGCATCAGCTTCAAGCATTTTAAACTCTTCAGCTGTCGCCCCACTAATCGCTTTCACTTTCAACATTGCTTGCTCAAAGTCAGCAAATGTTTTGATTGCAACAGCACCTAATCCGACTAAGGGCATTGTTAAATTAGTGGTCATAGAACCACCAATATTTTTCATGGACTTACCAAAACGTTTTACACTTCTTTGTGCTTTTTTCATGGCCTTATTAAAGCCAGCCATGTTTGCACCGAAATTGAACGTTAAATAACCAATTGCTTTATTTGCCATGCTCTTCCATTTTTTTAATAAATTCTGCTTTCTTTTTTAACTCTTCAAAATCAACCTCCTTCCCATTACTATCCCAATCAAACTTTATCAAATCTGTTGGCTTCATTGTTTTATTTTTCGGCAACTGGATGTTTAATAATAAAGTGGTTTGCCATCTTATCCTTTCCCACTCTTGCTTTTGCCTCATATTTTCCAACTCATAAAAGCCATCCATCTTATTCCAAAAAAACTTGGGCAACATATCATAAAACTCATCAACCCGCATTCCCATTTGCCCAAATGCAATCGCCTCTAATTCATGCCAACTTAACTTTTTTTCGTCTTGTTGGCCTTCTGCTTTCCCCCTTTACCTCCCATTTGCTCAGCTAATACTGCCATGCATCTTTCAATTGCTTCAAAATCTTCATCAATTAAATCAGACAAAGAATCAATGTCTAAATCACATTTTTGTTTTGCTGCTCTGTAACCATCTTCAATGCCACATAAAATTAAAGTCAATGCATCGTTTAATCTCATGTCTTGGCCTAACTTATCTAAATCCTGTAAAGATGTATTAGTTTTCATTCCATACTTTCTTAAAGCATTAAATCCAAACTTTACTGGATATTTTTTTTCATTTATTTCTACAAATGTATATTTCATTGTCTTGTTTGTTTAGTATGGTTGCGAGGGGATGAAAACAAACCTAACAAGATTCACCCCCCCACTCCCAAAAATTATTATTAAGATACAGTTTGTGTTAATGTACCAGTACCTTCTAAACTGATCGAATAAGTTGCTGTGTCTTCCGTACCAGCAGTTACACTCCATGATGTAATGAATGCCGACCCAGAGTAAACTATGTCTCCAGTAACACCGCCTACATTTCCAAATTTAACTGTAAACGCTTGTCTTGTATTCAAAACATTTGTTTGCAGTACATCATCTGCTCCATTTGTTAAAACACCAGATGTGTCTGTCCATGCGTAAGCACCATCTAAATCAATACTCCAATCTCTTAATCCTTCTAAAGACTCTTTGAATCCAGCAGATTCTTTGTTAGTTATTTCTCTTAGTGAATGATTTATCGTTAAACTTCCGTTTTGTGCGAAAGCAACTAAATTACCAGTACCACTGTCATAAACCTTCACGTCTGTTCCATTTAATATTGCCATTTTCTTCTTTTTTTATAATTAATTATTTTTTTTCTTTTTTCTTCTTTACTTTCGGTTTTGATATACAACCCAACTCAATCAATTCCTCCAATTCCTTTTTTATTGTTATAATAACAAACGTTCCTTTTGTTATTGTTTTGCCATGTCTTTTTGATGGCCAATCTTTTAATAATTCGTATCTCATATTTAACTGTTTACAATTCTTATTTTAAAGTCTAAGGATTTACGATATACTCCATCATTACTTGCATTGTCATCAAATAAATCATTATATCCATTGTACTGGATAGATTGTACTTTTATGCCTCCGTATGTCCCTGTCTTCCTGTCTAATGCTGTTCTAATTTTACGAGCCAAATCTGCTGCTTCGCTGTATGTTTTACTATAAGCAGATACTGTTACAAAATCCTCATCCAACGTAGACACTCCATCTTTGTCTTGTGTTGGCGATTCACTTTCTACATCATAAATAATAAATGGGAATGCAGTTGAATCTTTTGCAACAACTGGGTATACTCTTGTGCTTACCAATGCAAAAACATCTGAGTCTGTTCTTAATAAACTTGATATTGCTAATCCGCTTTTCATATTAGTATCCGAATCTTCCGTATTTTTTTAATCTTCTTTCATGTATTTTTAATGCTCTTTGGAATATAGTTGCCGCATCTCTCATCCCATTCATTAAAACTTGTTTATGTGCTGATGCCCATGCTTTTTTCATAAATGGCTGATTTTTACTTGTTGCCTTACCCCAATGCATAACCTCGCCTCCATACTCTACAAATGCACCATAGAAACCACTTTTTGTGTACATTTTTTTTCCCTTTAACTCTTTCCCACTTTTATCTTGCAAATCCATTTTCCCATACGCTCCTTTTACTCTTGGCCCAACATATCCCCCCATAAATTCTCTGCTGGCTTTAGTTGTAAAAAACCCAATACTTTTTGCAAGTTGTCCAGTACCACCAATTGCCTCTGCATTTTGTTTTGCAGCTTTTTGTAATGGCTTAGAATTATGCCTCCAAAATTTTATCCAAACTTTATGTTGAGCAACTTGTTTTGGTAATTGCTTAAACATGTCATTAATGACTTTTAAATTTTGTTTATCAAACCCAACCTTTATCCCTCTTTCTCTTTTTGCCATTAATCTCGGATTGTTGTTTCTAATTCTAAAAATGCCTCCCTTCCTTCTATTTCGTTTATTACATTGATAACATAATATTTGGAGTCATATAATATTCTATTTTGTTCGGTTATGCTTATGTCTAAATTTCTAATATAAAAACAAACTTTTGACGTTGCGGTCATTCGTTCTGTTTCTTCTTTTTCACTTCCTCCTTTCCATTCCATTTTAGCCCATACTGTTCTGTATGTTGACCATGACGAAATTTGCTCACCATAAGTGTTTTGCGTAACTGTAGGTGCTTCAATAATAATCCTTCTATCTAATTCGCCAATTCTCATTATCTTATCACTTGAATTTTATATTGGTCTAATAAATATTTAGCACTCATTGGCATTTCATTTACTTGCCTACCTACAATAACGGCTTCTCGGTTTTGATACCAATGTCCAATTGTAAGTAATACAGCTTGCTTAATAGCTTTATCAACTGCTGCCGCATTTGCCACTCCAACATGATAAGTAATGTAAACAGCATTTATTTTGTCAGCTAATACAGGAAATGATTTGTTTGGTCTTAACCCCATTCTTGCTGGCATTTGAATATCATCTATTAAATAAATATCAGTTGATAATGTTTGCAAAGTATCATCTGCATCCCAGTATTTTACACTATAAGAAGAATCAGTGTCAACTGGACTTTTAAATAATGATAATGACTCATCCCATGTATCTGCATACTGTCTAATTTCAGTGCTAATAAAAAATCTATTAGTGTACTCTTGTGCGCTATTTGTAGCCGCTACAATTAAATTATCAATATAAGTATCATCAGCAGTAGTATCAACCTTTAAATGTGTTTTTACTTCAGCTGTTGTTAATATATTTGATGCTGCCGCTGTAACTATTTCGTATGCTCTCATTTTATGATATTAAAAAAAAAAGGGATTGGCCGATTAAAACCAACCCCTTTAATAATTATTAAAACAAACTATGCTTCAATTAAGTTAACGAAAGCAGCTCCATTTTGAGCAGCATCTCCATCAACTAAAGATGTAATTATCATTCTTGGCTCTCCAGTAGCACCACCAGTGTAAGGGTCAAATAATACATCTAAACCACCAAACTGAGCGATGTGTACTTTAGAGAAATCTCCGAATAAAGCATGAGCCTTAGATGCTGTTCCAGAAGATGCAACATTTCCAGAAACAAAACCAAAGTATCCATTTAATCTCTTATCTGCATTATCCCATATTGGAGATACAGATGCAACTTGTGCTAAAGATTTAACAGTCTTGTAAGCATCAGCATCTAAAAGGTATGCCATTCTAGCACCCTCTAACTGAACACCAGCCTCAAGAACTGTAGTCTCCATAGTTACCCAGTCAGCCGCAGTTACAGCAGTTGGCCCAGTAGCAGCGTCTGCAAAGATAGATGCTGGAGCATTTGTTTCATCAGCAGTGTTTAATAAAGCACCTTCTAAAGTAGATGCGATATTAGCCGCCATATTTCTTCTTAATGCAGCCTCTAAAGATGGATTTTGAATCATAGCCTCATTAGATACATTTACAACAGAGATAAGTTTCTTTGGAGTTAATGTAATAGATGATGCTGTTCCAGTAGCAGTTGATGCACTACCTCCAGCCTCAGGTACAAAGTAAGAGTTTACACCAGAGATTACTGGGAACTTCATGTTATTGATACCAGAGTAAAAGTTTGCACCAGCAGATGCTAATACTAAGTTAGCTTCTAATTGGTCAGTAAAAGCCATTGTTTCTGTAGCGTTTACTGCATCATTACCTACATTTGCTCTGCTTTCTAATATAGAAGAAGGGATAGCCAAACCTTTAAAGTTTTGACCAGTATATCTTGCTTCATTACGAGCCTCTTGATCCATTTCCTTAACTAAACCTTCAATCTTACCAGTATATGCAGAACGCATAGCCTCTTGGAAAGAATATCTTGATAAATCCTTATCTTCTTTAGTAGATACAACACCAGACGCAACAGCAGTGTTTCTTTTTATTGTTTCCAATTTTTCTGCTCTTTCGATTTTAACATCTAATTCATCAATATCAGCAAGAAATTTATCAACTTCATTATTTTCTTCGATAGTCAAATCTCTTTCAGTAGTTGTAGCAATATCTTTTATTGCTTCCAACTGTGAAATGATATCACTTCTCATTTCTTTTAATTCGTTACTATTTTTCATTTTTATTGTTTTTATTATTTCTCTTAATTAATTCAATCTTTAGTGAAACAAGAGAACGCTTCACTAAGTCTTTTTCTTCTTTTTCTCTTTCGATTTTTTCCTTATAAACAGATAATCCTCTTTTTGCAACTACTAAATCTGCTTCAGCTTGATTAAAAGCTGGATAAGTTACAATTGAGATATCATACAAATTATCAATCTTTTTTACCGTTCTGATATTTTCTCCAGCATCGTTTGTACTCCACTCATCTTCAGCAACAGTAAATGCAAATGATGATTGACTTAGATTGCCATTAGCCATGTTAACAGCTAAATCTTTTGCATAAGATAAATCTGGCAAATCAAACTCATAACGTAAACCATTTTTATCTGCATTTAATTTAAGCGTTCCTACGCCATTTTTTGACCTCGCCAATATCAGAGATGCATCATGATTAATTAATGCTCTTACATCAGACCTCTCGATTAATTCATCGGTAAATGCCCCCTCTTCAATATACTCATAAAATCCTCCAAGATTATTTGAGCGGCTATTGTAAACACTACCATAACCAACAACGACATCTTTTGTTACTCCGTCAACATCTCTTCTTTCAATGTTGGTTTCAATATTAAATATTCTTTTTTCCATATCTATTTCATTATAAATTTTATCCCAAACTTTTGCTTTTCTTTTTTCTTCTTCTTCTTGTATTTGGTTTCTTTTTTTCTCACTCCAACTAACAGCAGCATCTCCACCCCATAATGCCCATGCTATTCTACCAGCAGACGGGTAACCGTCTTCTCCTACTTCAAATCCTTCTGCTTGTTTATCAACCTCATGCCTCTTTAAATAAGAGTACATTTTTTTAACTCTCTCAACAGTCATGGCATCATCAATAATCATGTTGGCTGTTTTAACTCCAACCTCTGTGCCGCCTCTGTCAAATTCTTTTCTCCAGTCTAAACCTTTTCTCGCCTCTTCAATCATTCCTTTTGTAACCGATAAATCAATATCGCTTACATCTCGGTAATAATCTTCATTGTCTTTTTCTGCTTCAGCTTTAGAATCATAAATACATGAGCCATTTTCTCCCCACTTCCATTTATCATTATCACACTTAATCGCTGGCATCCGTTCCTATTTTTTCTAAAGTCGTCATGTTAAGCTGCATGAAATGTTTATCACCTCCTTCAATTCCATTCATGTTTTCTTTTCTTCTAACTTCATTAACACTCATGTAACCATTTTGAATTGCTGTTCTGTATGCTTCTGCTCTTGTTTTAACATCTCCTCTCAATAAACCATTTACATTAAACTCAACAAATATATTACCCATATCTGATTGTCTAAATAATTTTTGATTCATCTGTGCTTCTATTCTTGTAATGTATGGCATCAGAGTATAAGTAACAAACTCCTGATTTTGCATTTCAATATTTGAAAAAGATGATTTACTTAAATCGCCTAACATATGTGGAGGGATATTCCAGATTCTACATATTTCCTCAACACTAAATTTTCTGCTTGCTAAGAACTGAGCTTGCTCTGGACTTATTGAGATTGGTTTAAATGTCAATCCTTCCTCAAGTATTATTGTAGAATTACTGTTAGCCAATCTTGAATAAGTATTATTAAATGAATTTCTTAATCTTTCAATGGCTGTTTCACTTAATGCTCTATCAGTAGACAGCACAGAACTTGGTTTAGCACCATTCTCAAAAAACGTCGAACCAAACTTTTCTAAACTTAATGACCAGTTTAATGCTTTTGCACATTGGTCAATTGGAGATATACCAGTTATCCCATCATCAGTTAGTGTTTTGAAATGTAGTACATCAGCACTATCTAAAACACCAACAGAATCAACTTGGTAAAACAACTCTCCCTCATTTATTATTACAGTAACTATGTCAGGATTGTATGGGATTAATTCAACTGGTCGGCCTGCGTTATCTCTTTTTATACAAACATATGCATTACCATCTACACAAATGCACATCATTACATATTCAAAAAATGCAATCTTGTCTTGATAATTATTTGGTTTGAATTTTAGTAGGTTGTAAATTGGGCTGTTTTTGTCTTCCGATTTGTCGCCGTTTTCATCAACTCTAAATACTGAAACTGGCAGCTGCGATACACTTTCAGATAATAATCTGATTGCATTCCACACCGCAGTTAACGTTAACGCTTTGTCAGTATCAAAAACATTTGCGTCATTAAAAATAGTGTTTAAACTAACACTTCTCTTTTCAGCTTTTGATGACTTGTCGCCAACAAATAACTGTCTGAAATTGTCTATTATGCCCAAAGTTAAAATTATAATTTTGTGCAATTTTACGAATTTGAAACGTCTTTTTTGTGCAACTTTGTTGCATTTCTAAAATTTAATTTAAGGCTATTTTTAGACGTTCTAAGCGACTTTCACTGTTCTCTGGTATATTGGTATTAAAAATGTTAGAACGTCGATTTACTACTTATGGCGGACACGAAAAAAAATATTATGTTAAATTTTGTTTTTGGGCTTTTTTAAGCCTTTTGTCGCGGCAATTTCTATAAGAATTATAATCAGCATAACGTCTAATTTTAAAGTGTTGTTCACACTCTTTTTCTACAATTTCATAAGCCAATTTATAAGTTTTTGTTTGGGCCGCAGCTTCCCAAAATCTTTCGTCAAATCCGTCAGGAGTAAGTAATGCTAAAATTTTATTATCCATTTTTTATAATATTATTATGTCTCTATTTTCGTAAACGCTGTTTGTATCTTCTGTTGTCATCATCTCACCAATCGCCATGACTAATGCTACTATACCATCGACCTTCTCTTTGC